TTAGGCCAGACCTCTTACGAGGCGACTCTTACCCTAGTCTTACGACCAGGGAACCCAGCCAACTTTGTAACCACGGACGTTATCCCGGAAAGAGACCCCTAGCGGGTGTCCCTTCTGGTTGGTGTCTATGGCTCCATAGAGGGCTGTTGCGAGTTGGACGTCTGCTCTAAAGTGTCCGATCCCGATTCGCCCGAAGGCGGCGGGTCGGTAGCACCTGATGAAGCGGACGCCGGAACGGACCCGGAGATCCCACCGATGTTGATCGTCATGGACGACGATGTCACCGAGAGATTCGGGTCCGCGACACCTTCGAACTTGAGTTGGCAACGCGTCAAGAACGCTAAACCAAACGTTGCGAAGATCATGCCAGCGACCCCAGTTCGGCGCAGCGAAGCGCCTAATCTGGTTAGCCAGTGTGATGAAGTGTTGCGGCTCACAAGGAGTCTCCTTAATGTTGAACGGCCTCACGGCCACTCCATCAAAGAAGTCCCCACCACAACTTTCCCTGAAAGGCCCACTCGTAAAAGTCTTTCGACCATTCGGAGTAAACCCAAGGAACTTCAGTGTCGAAAGCACATTATCGCTCACAGAAGAACGACAGATGATGTCGTCACCATAAACCCAGATGCCCTTACCAGCCATTGAAAGCTGGTCGCAGGCACGGCAGATGCCGTAAAAAATCAGGGTTTCGAGCTCAAATGTGTAACCGTTGCCCATCGACGAGAATTTCTCTAGTAAGACGGTTTTGCCGTCGATAAGAGTTGTCGGTGAGCGGAGGCAGTCCAGCAAGTCAAACCATTCTTTTGGAAGGAGTAACTTAACCAGAAGCCGGGAAACGGTATCACTCGCAGAGGAAAGATCGATAGTCGAGAACAATCCAGACGCCGAGGCGTCGCAGGCGACCTGCCTGTGGATTTCTTGACCGCGCCGTAGGTCGATGCCTGCGGTGCGCAGAAGATCGCGTATCTCCTTGCCGACGGCAAGTTGATAAAAGAGATTCACGCTGGGCTCGATGCAGATGCCTCGATCCTTTAGCGAATCCTTTGGAACCGTTGTGAAGCGGTTACCGCGAACTGTTTCGATCACGTCGCGACGTGCATAAACGGCCCTCCCCCAGTGGGTTTCACCCCAATGGATAAGAAGGTCGCGCACGGGCGACGTTAGAGTCGGTCGGGATGACATTTTGTCAGGAATCGTCGTGAGACGTCCCCTGTCGCCATAAGTAGCACCCGGTCCGAAGCGTCCGTGAAGGACGCTTGGGATTTTACCCAGAACCGCCTTAATTTCTTTACGAATGCGAGACAC